AATCGTGTTCGGAGAGGCAAAGCGAATGGTAGAGCAATCCGAGCTTTCCCGTGAAGTCCAGATATACCGAGACTCAATTTTTGTGCCGGCTTCGCAGTCTGTTCTGCGGGTAGTCTCGGCCGAAGCATATTCCAAGGAAGGCTACAATCCCAGCCGCATCATTCTTGATGAGTTGCACGCTCACCGCGACCGTTCCCTGTATGACGTTTTTAGTTTGGCTATGGGAAACCGTGGCGGCTTGGCTCAAATGGTGGCTGTGACAACGGCTGGGATGAAGTCGGATATCACCGGTCACGACTCGGTGGCATTTTCTCTTTACAATTACGGTCGACGTGTCGCCTCGGGCGAGGTAGTAGACCCATCTTTTTTTATGGCGTGGTGGGAGGCTCCCGAACGTTTCAAGCATGACGATCCGGAGGCGTGGAGGATTGCAAATCCTGGATTTGACGATCTTGTGGCTGCGCGCGATTTCGCAAGCGCGGTTTTAACTACACCTGAGCACGAGTTCAGAACAAAGCGACTCAACCAGTGGGTAAATGTGGCCGACGCATGGCTGCCACCTGGCGCGTGGGAGAACCTGCAAGAGGACAACGTGCGCCTCGAGCCGGGCGATGAGTACGTGCTCGGCTTCGATGGATCGTGGAAAAACGACTGCACAGCAGTGGTTTGCGTCATCCGACCGCGCTTCGAGGACGACGTTTTTCGAGTCTTCCGTGTTGCCTCATGGGAGAAAGATTTTGCTATCCATGACGATTCTTGGGTGGTCGATAAGCAACTTGTAGTAAACACGGTCGCTAAGTTTATTCAAGATAATCCTGGCTGTGTAGAAATCGCCGCCGATACTTCATTTTGGCAAGACGAGGTTTATCAGTGGGAGCAGATGGGTTTCACGGTTGGACAATATCCGCAAACACTGCCGCGACTTGTGCCGGCGACCTCGAAACTTTATGAGGGAATCATGTCTGGCAAGATCCGGCATGATGGTGATTCTGCGATTCACCGGCACATGGATAACTGCATTTTAAAAGAGGGTAGAGAGGGCGCGCGACTAACAAAAAATCCGAAACTCGACAAGCTCAAGATTGACCTTGCAATTGCCTTGCTCATGGCTTATGACCGGGCATCCGGTAAACTGGAGCAAGTGCCTCAATTTTTTGGATAGGTGTATGAAAATTTTTTCGATGGCCGCGCAGATTCTCGGACTCGTTGCCGTGACGTTGGGTGTGTCGCTTATCTTTCTCCCTGCCGGTTTCATTGTTGGCGGTGCTTGTCTCGTGCTTGTTGGGTTCGCTTTCGGAATGAGTAAATAATGGTCTTCAATCGTATCTTCGAGCAGCGCGGTGTTTCGTTTCAAACCATTTTTGCGAGTGGTGGTGACATCGAGATCGGAAACCTAGCCGGCACAGTGATCAACTCGGAGACTGCGTTTCAAGTAAACGCTATCTTTTCGGCCGTAAGTCTTATCAGCGACTTGGTTAGCACGTTACCTGTCGATGCTTTTATCACCGAGGACGGCTCACGTTTGCCTTTTCGCCCAAAGCCGTCTTGGGTTGACCAGCCAGACATAGACCTGCCAAAGAACGCATTTTATTCGTCGATCGTAACGAGTTTACTTTTGGACGGTAATGCGTTTGTAAGAATTTTCAGCAACCGCAAGGGCGAGGTTGTAAACCTCACAGTCTTGAACCCAACCACCGTGGACATCGTGAGAAATGGTATTGGGCGGCTTCAGTTCAACGTCGCCGGTCTAGATGCTCCACTATCTAGCGACGAGATTATTTACATTCCCGACTTGTTGCGTCCTGGTCAGATCCGTGGAGTCTCGCGCGTAACGGCCTTAAAAGAGTCGTTTGGCCTTTCCCTAGCACTTGAGAAATTCGCGGCAACGTTCTTTGGCAGCGGAACCACACTCAGCGGCGTGATCGAGTACCCAAATAACTTGACGCAAGAACAGGCTGACAACCTCCGCAACGGTTTTGACCAAAGACACTCGGGATGGTCGCGCTCGGCTCGAACCGGTGTGCTTTCAGGCGGTGCAACTTTTAAACCCACGCAGATTGACCCCCAACAGTCCAGCCTAATTGAAAGCCGGCATCTTGCGGTCGAGGACATCGCCCGTGCGTTTAACGTGCCAAGTCATCTGCTGGGATTGCCAGGCACGATGAGTTATGCGAGCGTGGAAGAGAACAACCGCAGTTTTCTCATCACGACCATCAGCCCAATGGTGAGCAAGATTGAGAGTGCGCTTACCCCTCTCATGAAGCGGTCGACTGGCGGAGAGAACGCATACATTAAGTTCAACATGGACGCACTGCTAAGGGCGAATGTTCAAGCTCGCACGGCCGCTTATTCTTCCGGCCTCCAAGCCGGCTATCTCACCATCAACGACGTGCGGCGACTGGAAGACTTGTACCCGGTGGAAGATCCGGCGGCCGACACGGTGCGCGTTCCATTGGCTAACGTAACCATTACCGACTCGAGCCTCACGGCTGAGGAGAAACGCGTAAGCATGGCTAACGTTTTGGTGTTGTCTGGCTTCGATCCGGCCGAGTCGCTGGCTGCTGTCGGTCTGGGCGAAATCGCACACACGGGCTTGCCGAGTTCACAACTTCAGCCGGTGGCGCAAATTAGCCCACTTGACCCGGCTGCCGCTTATGCCGATGAGGTAAAGTGATTCATCGTAACGAGTCGGGGCCACAGGTTGTCATAACCGATATTGACGGCACAATTTTTGTTGACGGTAATTCGACGAACGATGCCCTTTTGGCGTATCTTGACTCGTTCCCGGACACTTCCATCTTTGTCGTGACTGGCAGACTCGAAGAGGATCGTGAGCGAACGGCGGCGGAGCTGACCGACGCGGGTGTGCGTTTCGATAAGTTGATTATGCGCCCGGATGAGTCAATGACGAGCAACGAGTTCAAGGCTGAGACTGCAGTGCGGTTGATGGAAACCTACAATGTTATGGTGGCCGTTGACAACGACGAGGGCGCGCGCTCGGCCTATCGAGCCGCCGGGATAACGGCACTGCACCCGAATGAAGTTCCGGCTTCTCGTGCGGAGTCTCGGGCGGTTGATTTGACACCGCCGGCTTACATGGTGGACGCGGCGCGTAAAGGCCTTGAGTGGTATGCGGATGGACTAGCCGGCGACGGTCTTACTAGCAAGACTGTGCGCGAGGCAAGAGACATGGCCGCCGGTCAGGTGAGTGAAGATAAATGGGTTCGCATCGCCGCGTGGATCTCTCGACACCTGGTTGACCTCGATTCTCCTAACGCTAACCCTAACTCTGAAAACTACCCTTCTGCAGGAGTAGTTGCCCACGCTCTGTGGGGCAGTAATGGGGGCAAGTCGGGCGCGCGCAGGGTACTTTCTTACGCTGAGAATATAATTGCTAGAATTGAAGCGGAGAACACTAACCGAAGTAAGGGACGTACCGTGTCGAAAATTGAGACCCGCATTTTTGCAAATGACTTTGAGGTGCGCGAAACGGCTGAAGGTATGACCCTTACCGGTTACGCTGCCCGGTTCAACGAACCCTCCGAACCGCTGCCTTTCATTGAGCGCATCGCGCCAGGTGCGTTTAAGCTTTCACTTCGCGCTCGAAACGACATTAAGTTGTTGTGGAATCACTCAAGCAGTGACGTTCTCGGATCCACTCGGTCGGGGACTCTCAGGCTTCATGAAGATGAGTACGGTTTGCGCGTGGAGGCTGACCTGCCGGACACTCAGGCGGGACGTGACGCCAAGGTGCTCATCCAGCGTGGCGACGTCACCGGATTTAGTTTTGGTTTCACAGTGCCTAGAAACGGCGACAGTTGGAACGCCGAAGGAACAGAGCGCACGCTGAAGTCTGTCCGATTGCTTGAAGTTAGCACTGGGGTGGCTTTCCCCGCATATCCCACAACGAACGGAACGGCTCAAGTGCGATCGCTTGAAGAAATTACAATGGCCGCCGAACTTGATTTTGAAATGGTGACGCTTGCAATTGAGAAAATCGTTGCTGGTGAGCCGATTAGTCAGATTGAAAAAGAAATGGTGGAACTCGTGATGGAGCAACTTGCACCCGAAGAGGCCGCGCCGGAAGAGGATGCGCCTGAGCAAGTTGTTGAGGATGCCCCTGTTGAAGAGAACAACGGCGATGTGCTTGCGCTGAAGCGCAAGAAAATGGCGCTCTTGGAGTTGCTCGAAACCTTGTAACCCTCACTCTACGGATGAGGGTGTTGCGGTATCCTTTAGATAAGCGTTTGCTCGTCAGCGACAACGCGAGGGCCAGAGTCAGCTCGGTCTAAGTTCAAATCCTTTCTACCCTTTTGGAGACAAATAATGTCTAGCTACATTCAGGGCCGAAGTGAAGAGCGCGCAAACCTGATCCACCAGGTTCGCGAGATTCTTGACCGCGCCGAAACCGAGGCCCGTGGCCTCACCGTTGACGATCTTTCTCAGGTTGACAAACTCGAAGAACGCATTGCCGACATTGATACGACACTTGGTGTCGCACGCCGCGCCGAGGAACGCCAGAACGAGGTGGCTCAGGCTGCCGGTTCTTTTGTTCCCGCAAGTGAAACCCGTACCGAGGGCGACATTTTCCGTTCGATGGCTCGTGGTGAAGTTCGCTCGCACACGTTCGAGTCGCGCGCTACCCTCGTGCCTGGTGCTGCAACCGTTCCCGTGTCATTCCTTGATCGCGTGTATGGTGTCGCTCGCCTGGTCGGCCCAATGCTTGCCGTTTCTGAGGTTATTAACCGCACCTCGGGCAACGATCTTCGCATTCCGATCTACACGGCATTTAGCACTGCAACCGCAACGTCTGCTGGTTCAGCACTCAGCGAGTCGAACCCCACGTTTGACAGCCTCCTGCTCCAGCCGGCAAAGACGGGCTTCATTGTGCCGATTGCCAACGAGCTCCTCACCGATGCCGGATTTGACCTTGAAGGCGTAATTGCCGAACAGGCCGGTAACGCTATCGGCTTCGCTGTGAACTCTTCGACTTCGAGCACGCTTGTCAGTGCTGCTGGTTCGGGTATCACGGCTTCGAGTGCAACCGGCTTCACGGGTGACAACATTATTGACCTTGCTTTCTCGGTTGATGGTGCTGCACGTCAGATGGCTGGTGCTGGCTACATGGCTAACACCAAGACGCTCGGCGCAATGCGCAAGCTGAAGGACACGGCTGGTCAGTACCTTTACACGGTCAACGTTGGTGCTCCTGACGCTTTCGCTGGTTTCCCGGTCTACGAGAACCCTGCCCTTGCTGATGTTGCCACGACTACCAAGTCGGTTCTGTTTGGTGACTACCGCGCGTTCAAGATTGCTCAGACCGGCCTCGAGGTTGCTACCTCTGCTGACGCGTACTTTGCAAATGACGTGACGGCTTACCGCTTTACCTACCGGGTAGCTGGTGGGCTTACTCACGCCGCTAAGGTGAAGTACCTGCTTCAGCCGTAACGCTGAGCTAAACGGAAATCCCCTCGGCGTTGTAGGTTCGCCGAGGGGATTT